GGTGATATCTGTTTCGAGAGGGTTACTATCCGCCCCGACCGTATCTATTTCGCCTAGCCCGCCAAGCTCCAGCTGTACTGCCTCCATACTTCACCTTCCTAGCCACTGCGGTATCCGCATTGCGCGACCTGCGCTCAGCTTCCTCGATACCATTAGTAAATAGCTGCCCATACACTCCAGCAGTCTGAAGGTCAGACCACTCTTTGTTGGGCATTCGTAGTAAACGGAACAAAGCTCCGTTGACGATTGTGTCTCGGTAGTCGTTCATTACCGCGTCATCACAAGCTGTGCTGGTGTGAGTAGGGCGCAGTACTGCTCTAAGAATCGTGCTGCTTACACCAGTAGTAGTGGGTATTGGTACTAACAAGAAAGTCGAAGAGGTGTACTGAACAAAATACTCAGGTACGCCATTGCCTTCACGCCACTTTGGTATCCGCTGCTCTAGCAGGGTAGTGGTTATAGGCTCAATGTCTTTTCCCAGGTGTGTAACCCACAGCACTTTTTGAACCGACGTACCCGAGGGTGGCTCGAGGTCGTATTCAAAAATGTTAGCCACCGTAGTAACGGGGTCGAGCTCAGCTTGATACGCATTAGAACGCTGACAAAACTCGATCACAGAGGATCGAATGTTGCTCTCGACTAGTGTGTCAGGGCAACCTGGGACCATAGGTAAGATCTCAGGTAGTAGCGCTTCATAAGCAATCGCCATTCATTACACCATTTGGCTAGTAGGTCTGCGTTCCAAGTTTGGATTAGTCACGGCGTCGAGCTGGCCTTTGCCCGCTACAGACTGCGTAAATAACTGGAAGTGACTGTTTGCACGGTCTGCGTTGCCTGCGTACTCGGCGTCCTTCATGTAAGCCATGTACAAAACGTAGTTCATTACTGCGTTCGCAAAGATATCAGGGATCGACAGGGTTCCGTTCTGGGCAACAGTAGTTGGGTTCGATGAGTAAACAATCTCAAGGTAAGCATTACCGGCGACGCCAGGGTAAACGTAAAAGTTCCTTGGGTTGCTCTCTTCATATATGTAGTGCTTGACGATATTGGTGTGTGCAGCATCGCCTGCTACCGTTGGATCATGCCAATCAGGTGTCTGACTATTAAGAACCTCAATATCTACTAAACGAACTGATCGCTTTCCGGTGCCGCCGCTAGCTGCTGACATGTTTCGGACTACCTTCAAGAGGCGGTTGCCGCCGGAAGGGATGTCCTGCTTAGTTCCAGTCGCTAGGGTGATGGTCGAGTTGACCGCTGAAGCGTCAGGCTTCATCAAGGCAATCTCGCGCTGGGCATCGTTAATCCATAAAACAAGCTCATTTACGACAGGCCATCTAACACCTGTTGTGTCTTGAAGTACGGTTTGTACTCGATCAATTACGCTTTGAACTGTGACTGCCATGATATTTTACCTATGAGTTAAGAATGGATTCCCAAGCGGCTTCTCGGGCATCAGTGTCAATTGTCTTACCCATTGCTCGATTAACAGCTGCAGCTTTAGGGTAACCATCTGCTTTAAAGTTTTTTGGATCACCTTCATCCATCATCTTTTCGAGGACAGTAACCAAAGTAGGGTTGGTTTCAGTTGTGGTCACCTCAACAACTTCTTCAAACACCGCTACTTCAGCATTTACCTCTTCGACGTATTTGTCGTTGTATTCCTTGGCACCCATTTGAATGGCAATTAAACCAATCTCATCAGCGATTTCTCGAGGAACTCCTGCTTGAAACAAGACGACGGCCCCGCTAAGGGTCGCCACTCGTAAATCTTCGCCACTAACAATCTTCATGATTAATAGTCCTAGTTATTTCTTCTTGGTTGGTCGCTTGCCGGTCTTGTTCCAAGCATTCATATACGATCGCAGAGACATGCCTGTCGCTTTTAACTGCGAGGCATCTACGTTCGCCATCTCTCGACCCTTGTGAGTAATGGTCTTGGCAGAACCTACACCGAACTTAGAGCGCTTAGGCGCTTTTGCGGCTGCACTCTTAGCTTGAACTGATTTAACTCTTTTCGTGGCAGCGGCTTGACGGCGGGCGAGCTCTCTTTGCCGCATCGAAGGCTTTGCTGTTGATGAAGCAGCTGGGGCAGCTGAAGCGCGTTTCTTAGCCGCTGCTTCTTTTTGCTTAGCTCGAGCTTGTCTTCGTTTAGTACCAGAGTTAACGGGTGGCTTCTCATCTTTTTTCTTAAATAGACCAAACATGTCATGTACCTTCTTCTATAAGTAAAAACCCCCTCCGAAGAGGGGGTGCTTGTCTTACTGTGCAGAATCTAAGCAGATAACACCGAAGTCCTGTACGGACCCTGAAATATCAGAGTTGTACTTAGGCTTACGGAGACCGAAGATCTTGCCTACAGAGATACCAGACTGGTTGCCATAGTCGAAAGTGTCCTCGACCATCTCAGGCAGACCAATGTCAGCCAAAGCCAGAGCCTGAGCACCACAGAACAGAGCACGTCCACCAACTACGTCGGCGTCAGCACCCCACTTGTAGCCAGCTGCGCCAGCGTTGCCAGAAGTACCAGTAGTTGCACCAGAAGTGTTAAACACATGGCGGAACTCGTGGATCATCACGCCATCAACCATCAGGCTAGAAGAACCAGCGAACAAGCTGTTAGAAGCTCCACGTACACCAGCGTTACGGACGTTGGCGATGAAGTCTGCGTCAAGCTTGAGGTCAGCCATTTGCTGAGGAGTAACAAACATGTGGAAAGTTTCCTGGTTACCAGCACCACGAATACCACGGATGTAGTTATCTTTAGCAAAAGCCTTCAGGTTAACGATGTGACGATACTTCAGAGTGTCACCAGCTACCAAAGCAGTAGTGTCACCAGTAAGAAGGTCGTTACCATCAACGCGAAGGTGGCGAGCTGAAGTAGGGGCAGACACGTCTGACGCAAACTCAAGATCAACCAACTCGTGTCCAGCTGTACCAGAAGTGGCACGCAGACCGCCGTTGTTTTTGTGAGTGTATGCAACACCAGATAATGACAAGAATGCCAACTGATCACAGCGGTCAGCCATTGCATAAGCAAGTGCGTCGCGAGACTGCTCACGGAAGTTAACAACTGTCTTCTGATCAGTCATGCGTCCCGCGATGCGGTTAGCAAAACGAAGCTGGTCAAGCTCAATGGTGATGTCAAACGCGCGGAGGGCTTCTTCGTTCCCTTCGAGAGTGTTGTCACCAGTGATACCGTCGCCAGTCATATCAGCGAGCAAAGTGATGTTTGCTTTTGTGCCTTTCTGGTTCTTAGTCAGCTCAGTTACTCGCTGAACCATTGCGTTAGAACCTGTACCAGCGAACTGGTTGATGAAAGATTGGTTGCGAGCAACTTTCCAGAAGTCGCGGCTCCACATTTGAAGCTGGTCACCAGTTAAGGTGCCGAAATTAGTTAAAGCCATGATGGCCTCCATTAAGTAGACAATATAATTTATGCGGCACACGCCGCCTCATCAGCCGACTTAAAGGAGCGGCTAATCCGTATTCCCGTATCGTGGGATAACGAACTAGCGCTTATTAACGAGGTGCGACCTCGACAGGTTTAACGCCTTGTGTAGGCGAATACGTTTTTTACGGCTACGGGCCGAACACATATCGTTGTGATGGACGTATGTAGAATATTAGTATAGCTAATACTACAATGCAACTACTATCTATGTCGTGCTGTTTTCTTCGCTATCTTTTTAGGCTGCGAACTAAATTGCTTACCCGCTTTAGTGTCTCGGCGCTTCTTTGCACTGGTTTTTGCATACTCTTTCTTGCTTAACGCTTCTCGGGCTTTTTTCGGTAAGTACCGCTCGCCGGTAGCTTTGCTACCCTGTGTGCTGTTCTTCCCGCTCTTAGTTCCCCATTTCTCTTTGGTCCACTTTGAGAGCGACTTCTGCGCCTTGGTCTTAGCACCGCTGTACTTACCTCCTGCTTTTTTATAACGCTGCGTGGCTAGTTGTGCTTTGCGCGCGCTCCATTGCCCAGGTCTTCCGCCGCTTGAGCCTGCTTTTACCGCTGAGACAATCCGTTTCCACAATGCTTCATTACTTCTAGCCACCAGATCACCACTTAACGCGATTAGCCCAATAGGCCGCGCTCATTTTGCCCTTGGATATGTTCTTTGCATGCCGTGCTTTGAAGCTCGCACGCTTCTTACGCATCTTGTCGCCTTCACCAGCCTTGGGCTTACCCGCAGTAGACGCACCTTGCTCGCCAAACCGGATGGTTTTAATCTTGTCACCTTCTTTAGCCACCACAATGTGCGACTTTTTAGGGTGCGAGGGCGTCCTTTTAGGTTTGTTAAAGCCCGATACTCCTGCTCGGGCTAACCGTGGGTCTTTTTTGACTGGCATTTGTCACCTCGTTATAAGATATCGCCTCTTAGGCGCTTCAAAGTAGCCTCTGGTAGGGCTGCAAACTCATCTTCAGTCAACGTACTAAGGTCAATACCTTTTTCGCCGTAGTTAGAGGAACTTTCACCTGGCAATTCTGGTGGTTGCGAGTCTGCGACCCTTAGTTTTCTCGTTACCTGGGCTCTTTTCCGAGCAACTTCGTCAGTTTTCTGCGCTTGGCCAGCCAGACTTGGCGCACTTTCTTGCGCTTGATCTAGATCGTGGTCTTTTACAACGTACTTGACGGCTTTTGATAAGGCATCGACCGCTTCGTAGCCCTTCATCATGAACGCATCGCGCAATTCGACGACTTCGTTTGTAATATCTTCGCTGTAAGACTCAGAATTACGGTCAAAAACGGGGTAAGCCTCTTCCATCGCGTTCGCAGCCTGCTGAAGTGCAGTCATCTGACGGTCCTGAGTGACCGTTTGATTCATTTCTTGACGCATTTCAAACTCAAGCTGCTCGCGCTCGGCTTTTCGGATCTCTCGACGCAGCGCTACCGCTTTATCGGTCTCTCCATCGAGCACCATGTTCTGATATTCGACTTCTTTTGCGTCAAAATCGTAGGCATCAGGCGCTTCAGCTGCTTTTTCGTTCGCTGCATTGATTTCATCTAGCTGTTTCTGCAGTGCTTTCTGCTTTGCTAGCACTTCATCAAGTCGAGCCTTGGGAACCATCGTTTTTTTCGCCGGTTTTTCGGCTATTACGGGCTCATCTTCGGGCTCTTCGGCCTCTTCGAGCTCCGCTTCAGGCTCTTCTGCCTCTTCTGCTACCTCTTCCTCAGCAACGGGCTCCTCTTCCTCGGCTTCTGCTACTACTTCTTCTGTTTCCTCGGCCACTTCAGGCTCTGGCTCAGGAGTTTCAAAGCTTAAATCCAGGGCAGGGGCGTCCTCATCCTCTGGACGGTCGGCTCCTGGCATGTAATCAAACGATATTTCTTTCTGCTCTACTGCTGTGTCTTCTTCATTACTCATATCAATATCCTATTGCTGGTTGTTTTGAGTTCTAGATTGCTGCATAGCTGTCGTGGCTATCTTCGTCGCAGCGGATGTTTCACTTTGTCCTACTCGGATGTCGTTTGTTGCCGCTGAAAGTTCGCGACGTAGCTGTAACTGCTCCTGATTCATCTGAATCTTCGCCTGCAGCTCCGCCATTCGGACTTGCGGGCTAACTTCAGCCACTTCTTGTATCTTCGCAACGTTGACCGAGGTTTCTGACTGGAGCTTCTCGACTTCTGCTTGGAGCTTCATGGTCTCAAGCTGCAAGTTCTGCATCGCCAGCATCTGCTGTTGCTGCATGACCTGCGCCTGCTCTGGAGATGGAGGCTCTTGACCAGTCATTATGCGAATACGCTTGGCCAACTCTTCCTTCTTGAGGAGATGGCTATAACCAACAATCGCATCGTCAGGGATAGCAACACCGGCTTGTCTGAGACTGAGCGCTTCAGCGAACTGCGTCTCATCGAAGCTGTCTCTGGCGGGTGCAGATGAAACAATCACGTCGTATTCACCCAGCGTCAGGTTGTTGATGATGTCGCCCTCGGGAGTCTCCATGTTCAAGACCATAGGCTCGCGTGGCTGCATCGGATCTTCGTCGTTAGTCACCAGGATAACGCGCTGCTCGGTGTAGAACGTTTGGATCAGGTTAAGAATCTTCTCCGCTAGGTACTGTCGACTCTTAGCCAGGTTGTCCAGTGGCACCTGGATCATAACTGCGCCGCGGTTCTGCTTAGCCTGGATAGCAACGCCTGATACTTCCGCGCTGTCCGTACCCATCATTGAGTCGTTGATACCAGAAATAGTCTTAATGTTTAACGCTGCTTTCTGGGCGATTCGATCTAGACCTGTTGGTATCTGGTTTGGTTGGATCTTCGTTGGAGCCTGAGTACCTCGAGCGTACTCAAGGACGAGACCTGTCTCTGCGCCGTGCTCCTCGAGGTCATCAGCAGTCATACCAACCAGCGATCCGCTCTCAACCATCCAGCCGCTGTTCGCGGTGGTGTTTACGATGTGGAGTTCCTGGCTCGCGATCTTATTCAGCTGCTCCTGCGGAGACAGTAGGTTACGGACCACGCCGAAGGGTCGGCCTCTTCGGAAGTAACAGAAGAAGGGGACAACGGTAAAGTCGTTGTAGGGCGACCAATTATCGTGCAGCACAACCTGGTCACAGGTCACGGTCCAACGAACGCGGCGCACGACTCTTGATATCATCTCCATGTCGTACTTCTTCGCGAACTTCTTACACTTCGCTTCGTTCCACTGGGAAGGGCACTCTCTCTGATCACCCGTGTTCTTGTCTATGAAGAATGATGCGCGGACCAGCTTCTTGTGCTGCCGCTCAACGACTCGCAAAGACTTAACGTTGCGGTACTCCTCATCACCAGGGACACCAGCGCCAAAGTAATCGTCATTGTCGTCCGTATCACCAAATCGAGTCTCCTGATATTCCACTGAGTCAGGACCAAAACTCATGCCGTTCTCGGCAACGAACAGTAGGCGCTCAGCCTTGTCTGCGCCGTACAACTCTTCGATCTCATCGAGGGTCATCCACTTAGACTCAAACACCTCGTTCCAAGTCTTAGGGTCTGCGTCTTTTGCATCGGGGTCGATGAGTATGTCTAACGGATCTTTGGCCGTGATTCGGATCTCACCTTCAACGTGATCGCTGAAGTCCATGCGAACGTCAAAGTATCCGCGACCATCCATAATCAAACCGTCAGAGAACACCTGCTGCTCAACCCAGTCCAGCTTATTACTGTCGGATATCTGCATATACAACTTATTCAGCGTGTGCGCTACGTCCTCATCACCACCTCTTCGTGGTTTGAACTTAACGTCCGCGCGACGCGATGACTGCTCACCCAGGATGGTGTTAATAGTAGGGAGAATGGTGTTAATGGTTAGAGCAGGGCGACCTTCGTTCTCGAGCGCCGCTGCGTCGTCTTCATCCCACTGGTCACCTTGGTAGTACTCATCACATTTGAGTGCCATCTCCACGTAATCTAAGTGGCCGTTGTCCCGAGCGCGCTCATATCGAGCCCACTGGGTTCGTGTAATTTCCTCTTCCTTTGCAGGGTCCATCTTCTTAGTCTTTAACATGTTAAGCGCTCATAGGTGATTTGGTACGTTCGCCTTTCAGTAATCCAGGCAGCTTGTCTCGCCAGCTTGGTATGTACTCGACCTTCTCAACAAACGTGCTGAACTCAGTCATCATCAAACCAATCCAAGCCAAGGCATCGACCTGGTCGTCGTGTACCCCGTTCGGGAAACGCAGTAACTCTGCTACCAGAGGGCCGGTAAATTCTTCATCTCTCGGCATGAACACCATGCCTTGTTGCATCCGGCCCTGGATCGCTCTTGCACGGGCTTCTTTATCCCGTCGCCCCGTCTTGAGGTCTTTGAAGTACGCTTCGTAGAGCCCACGCTCACGAACGCGTTTCTCGAGGAACGGCCCGAGGGCCATCTCGATGTGTCCTTTCTCAATACCTATGATCGATGGCTTCCAGAGCTCATACATATCTAGGATCTGTTCGACCAGCTCAAAGCCGTCAAACCGACCGCGGACCATGTCCATCACGAACAGCTGGTCGTACTCGTCAACACCTACAACGATGCCGACGGTGTAGTCGTTCCTGTCGTTCTTACCGATCGCCAAGTCCCACGCGCAGTAGAACTTCATGCGGTCCTGATCAATGTCCTCGTAATCGAAGTAATTGATCATGTCGCGGGTGAAGTACTCACCATCATCAGCAACGGGGTTCTGCTGATACAGCGCTGACCAGTCTCGTGGGCCAACCGCTTTCTCTATGCGCGCAAGCGCTTCTTCGTCGTATCGCTCACGGTGCAGGGCTTCTCCCTGCTTGCGGAACTCTTCATCAACTTCGGCTCGTGCAGGGTAGTTAACAACTTCCCACTGCTCTCCGTTGTCCGCTGCTGCTTTAAGTAGGCGTCCCGCAAGATCATCGTCATGCCAACGGGTGAGAATAACGAGCACGCCACCACCAGGAGCGAGACGGGTGTACGCAGTCGACGTATACCAGTCCCAGGCTGAGTCGCGCGCATTTGCTGATTCAGCATCATCACGGTTCTTTACAGGATCATCGATAACAAGGATATGAGCGCCTTTACCAGTGATACCGCCACCCACACCAGCAGCAACATACCCGCCACCCACAGTGGTAAGCCAAGCCTCCGCTGACTGAGACTGCGGATCAAGGCGAGTTTTGAAAGCCGACTTAAACCCTTCTTCGCGTAGTAGGCCGCGAACTTTACGGCTGAAGCCCATAGCGAGCGAACCCGAGTAAGAGCAGCTAATGAACTCGTGCTGAGGGTTTCGGCCCAAGTGCCACGCTGGGAATGCCACAGATGCAAGAGTGCTTTTACCATGCCGCGGAGGCATGAAGAGCATAAGTCGGGGAGACTTCTTTTCGGTAACATCTCTAGAGAAATCCTCTAATCGTTTACAAATGTCTTTATGCACCCAGCCCGCTTGGTAATCTGGGTTGAACCGCTCCACGAAGGGAAGCAGCCGTTTACGAGTCAGGAACCGTAGTGCGAGCTCCGCGCGCGCTTTTTCTTCTAATGTTTCTTCAGCTGCGGCGACGGGTTCGGGGCTCGCGGGTAGCGGTTCTTGCTCCGCGATGTCCGCTTTGCAATACACGCAGAGTCGATCATCTCCCGAGTACAGCGTCTCGGGATGCGACGCCTTACAGCGTATGCATTCGACCTTCGTGACTTCAGTCATATTTTAGTAAGGTTTATAAACCGGCTTTTTCGCGGGTTTCGCAGCTGGCTTACGCTTAGGCGCGGCCTTCTTCTTGGGCTTCGGCTTCGTCATCATAATTAATCACTCTTAGGTTCAAGGTAGTCGAGATCTTTACCCGCAATCTTCAACAAGTCTTCGTCGGTCATCCGCTCTAGCTGTTTGGTGCCGTTGATGTTGATATTTACTTGAGTTGCGTTGTCGGGTGCAGCCAAACCGTGCAGTTTGACCAGGGAATCGGTGGTGTTCTTCATCTCAGTGGCGTTTGCCGACGAGTTGTACGCTTCCATATACATCATGTGCGCGTGCTGATTGGTGAACTTCACTTCCTCACGCATTTCCTGGCGGAAATACTCGATTGCTTGTTGTACAGCGGGGACTTTTGCAGCGGCATAGGTTGCTTGCGGAGAAGAGTACCCCGCACCACGTCCCGCGGCGGCGATTGTCATACCCGAACTAATCAGCGAGACCAGCTTTTCTTGCTGCATGGTTAGCGATCCACGGCTTATGCCCATGTACGGCATATGCGACTGGAATTCCGTGTGTTCACTGACTAAATCAGTGGACGATGACTCCTGCTGGGGTGCTAGATCCATAAAACTCTTGGTCATTATCGAAATACACAAATGCAGGAGCGCCCTCGAACTCATCCGCTGACACTTCTGCGATCCACTGTTCGGCAAACTCCTTAGAGTTGCCTTGCGATACTATTATCGAAATAGCTTTATCGTAGTTATAAGCGAGAACCTCACGACCATTTCGGATCGTGGACCCTACAATTGCCTCATCTAACCCATCGATTGCTACTACTTCTATTTCAATCATGCGTTATATTAGCTTGGCTAATAATTAATCACAAGAAAAATCGTGGATGGTCTTGATCCACCAGTAAAACATGTCCTCAGACAGCGTGTGCTTGAGGATGTTGACACGGAAACAGACTAGTTGGATGTTTTCGGGGGTGTAATTTTTTTCGGGGGAGATGCGGTCTATGGAGGCGTTGTACTCTTTCCTGCCAGAGCCATCTTTGTGGTGGGTTAGGTAGACGCCCGACAGGGCGCATTTGCCATCTTGCTTTTCCCAAAGTGCAATTAGGTCTTCAGGAGTTATCTCCCATAGAAGATTTCTATTGTTACCACTAGCAGGCCGGTTCGCAGATTTACTCTGCGAGTACAGGTTGCGTAGGTACTCTTCATATGAAGCAGATAAAACCTTGGCGCGAGCTCGATTTTTACACGTCTTGCAAAACTTACGACGGCCTTGAAAATTAGAAGCATCCAAATGCTTTTTGCACGACGGGCACATTCTAGGTGCAGTCATGGGTGGCGATATTAGCATAAGTACTAAAATTTTTTTGAAATTTTTTTTTGAAAAAGTGATCTATATCGCTCATCGACTATCTCCCCCCTTGGCTATCCGCGCCCCCCTTACCCCGATTCGCGATTTTGGAACCTTGTCCACGATTCTTGTCTGGAACCTTGTCCAAAAAACAGCCTCGCTCCTTCGTCGCTCGCCGTCGGTTGTGTTTGTGAAACGGTTGATGGGTCAATCGTTCGTTAATTAATGGAGTAACAATCATGGCTAAAGCAACAGTAAAGCGCGTATCGCTAGGCAAGAAGAACGCACAGCAGATCTACTGCATGAGCAAGTCGGGCAATGTGTACGGCTTGCGTACTAAGGTGGCTGTCAAGCAGGTCGGTGCAATGATGCAGCGTATCCGCGAGGCTGGCGTCATCGACACCAACCAGTGGGTGAAGATCAGAGAGGGGGTTCGGGCATGAGCTGCCCTAAGTGCGGCGGCACCATCATCGGCGACGGCTATACATCACCCATGCACTGCGAATTCGCAGAGGTTGATGACTGGGTAGAAGCTGACGCTCTTATTGTTCTATGCACAGAGGAGGACGAGTCATGAAGTACACGGGCAACCCAGCGCGGTCCACGACCTTCGGTCGCGGGCCACGGCGCACGAGCAACGAACGGGAGCTGACGAAGCTCTATCATCAGTACCTCCGCATGGGGTTCGAGGATCGCGAAGCGCGGTTCAAGGCCCTGCACCATCACACTATGAAACTCTAAGGGAGAAAGCCCATGAAACTATTCTATACACCAGTTGAGCGTATGCTCCTAAGTATTAACGATCCAGCAACCGTGGTCATGAACAAGTTCCTCTGGAACAAGGCTTGGGACATCTGGACTCAGCTCGATCGTAAGGAGTCACGGCTCACGAACAAAGAGGTACGGCTCGCGTCCCACGTCGCGGGGCTGCTGCAAATCTAGGTGTAGCAGGGTGTAGCAGGGTGTAGCAGGTTCGATATCGTTCCTGCTACACCAAAAAGTTGTTTACTATCATGTACTTACACT